TCAACGTATCAATGGCAGGCAGTATGCTTCACCATTACGAGGTTTACAGACGAAAGGGAAAGGACTTTTTTTTGGAATACCAAAGCGAGGAGATGAACGATGACGCCTTCAACGAGTGCGTGAACTACATCCGCCTCAAATGATTCACATCCTAACTCCCTGCTCACGTCCGTGGAACCTTGTGATGATTGCCCCAAGCATCCCGCCCAAGTGCAGCTGGAAGGTGGCCTTTGACAAATCAACAGGCGTACAATCAAGAGGCAAATGGTACACCTCTCAATATACTGGCAGCTGGGGTCACCCTGTAAGGAACGAAATGCTCTCCCGCCTAAAGGCCAAGCCAGACGATTACATCCTCTTTCTCGACGATGACAACCTCATCCACCCCAACTGGTACGAACACATCCAAGGAAGCACCGCAGATATGGTCACGTGGGGGCAGGAGAACAAGGACGGCTCCCTCCGACTGCGAGCAACAGACCAGCCACAGATAGGCAATATCGATATGGCTTCCTTTATGGTGAAGTATAAAATCGCCAAGCAACTGAAATTCACCGACGTATACGAGGCAGATGGTATCTTTGCAATGCAGGCAGCCCAAAAAGCGAGCGACATTCAAGTAATAAACGAAAGCATTTCATACTACAACTACCTAAAATGAAAGCAACTTTGACCTATAAGGTGGAGACCCACGAACAGGAGGCCATCTTCAAACGAGCAGTACGTTCCGAGGACGCTTGGAACTCCCTCTGGGAGACCGAACTATTCTTGCATACAATGGTGCAGGAAGCCAAGCACGAATACGAGCTGATTCTTTGGAAACAAGCGCAGTCCGTATTCCGCAACATCCTACAAACGAACTCAATATCTCTGGAGAATGAGTACTAAAACGGACATTACAAAAAGGGCAATGATTGAAGCCCTCGAAAAGTCGCTTGGTATTGTGTCTACCGCAGCACGAGTGGTAGGCATCAGCCGCAATACGCACTACGAATGGTACCGTGAAGACCCCAAGTACAAGCAAGAGGTAGACGCTATCGCAGATATGGCGATTGACTTTGCGGAGTCATCCCTTCACAACCAGATAAAGGACGGAAACCCTACCTCTACCATCTTCTACCTCAAGACCAAAGGCAAGAGCCGTGGCTATGTAGAACGGCAGGAGATTGAACACCACGCAGACAAATCCTTCAAGGTCACCATTGTCGGAGATACGAACGAATAAGGTCTTTGCCCACCTACTGCGGAGCGACAAGCGCATCACAGTAGAGCAGGGTGGAACTCGGAGCGGGAAGACGTATAACATCCTACTCTGGGTTATTTTTCATTATTGTGCTACCAACAGGGACAAGGTGGTCACGGTATGCAGAAAGACGTTCCCGTCTCTACGTGCATCGGTGATGCGTGACTTCATCGACATACTGCGAGCGCACGACCTGTATCGGGAAGAAGACCACAATATGTCCAACCACGAATACCAGCTCAATGGTAACCTGGTGGAGTTCATATCTCTTGACCAACCGCAAAAGATACGGGGACGCAAACGGAACCTCCTATACATTAACGAGGCGAACGAACTGTTCTTTGAGGACTGGCAGCAGCTCATCTTCCGTACGGACGGCAAAATCATTCTGGACTACAACCCCTCCGACTCGTTCCACTGGATATACGACAAGGTACTGACCCGTGACGATTGTGACTTCTACCAAACGACCTACAAAGACAACCCGTTTCTGGATGCCGTCATCATTGACGAAATTGAACGCCTCCAGTTTACGGACGAGGACTACTGGCGGGTTTATGGTCTGGGGGAACGTGGCAGCAACCGAGCAGCAGTATTCTCCTTCTCAGCAAGCGACATCCCAAAAGAAGCAAAACTACTGGCATATGGAATGGACTTCGGTTACACAAACGACCCAACCTCCCTCGTGGGTGTCTACGAGTACGGGGATGCTCTTTATATGGACGAACTCATCTACCGCACGGGGATGACGAACAGGGACATCCACAACGTCCTGACCGACCTCGGCATCAGCAGATATGCGGAAATCTTTGCCGATAGCGCAGAACCGAAATCTATTGACGAGCTGCACCGCTTTGGGTGGAACGTGAAGCCCACCGCCAAAGGCCCAGATTCCGTAATGGCGGGGATTGATATGATGAAACGCTTTCGCTTACTGGCTACCCCACGAAGCACGAACCTAATCAAGGAACTCCAGAACTACAAGTGGGCGGAGGACAAGAACGGGAACCTGCTCAATAAACCGATGGACGCTTTCAACCACGCCTGCGATGCTGCGAGATATGCGGTATTTAATAAGAAGGCAAACCCTAACTTTGGACGATACACTTTGAGATGATATTAGTTGTAGGTCAACCAAACGGAGTTTACTACCACCGACTCCAAGTTCCTTACGAGGATTTGTTAATGCGTGGTTTTGCAGTGAAGTTCGGCACGATTGCCGACCTCGACCAGTTGAAGGGGCATATCACGCACCTCGTGGTGAATCGGGGTCTGGCAACAAAAGACCACAACAAGTTCAAAGCCCTGCTGCGGAGTTACGACATCAAGTTCATCGTTGACTTGGATGACTGGTGGAACCTGCCCACCGACCACGTGAACAAGTCACTTGCAAAGGGAACGCAGATTCTCAACTCGCTTAAAATAGCGGACGAGATTCACACCACGAACGAGTACCTCGCCGAGAAGATTCAAAAGATAAATCCATACGTTCCAATCTACATCCTGCCGAATGCGATCGACCCACGGCGGGAGCAATGGACAACAGAGAAGACCACGGAGGAGTTGACCATCGGGTACCTCGGTGCCTTGCATCACGACTACGACCTCAAGTGGAATGAGATTGACCTGTCAGCTCACAACTCGTATTCAATCGAATACTACCAACAGGCGATTGGTACACGGCAGGCATTCGAGAAAAAGAACTACGAGAATTACGGGGAACTGTACAGGCAGGTGGACGTGTCCATCGCACCACTCGCACCAACCGAATTTAACCGATGCAAGTCCAACCTCAAAGCGTTGGAGGCAGGATTCACCAAGACCTGTATCATCGCACAAAAGATGCACCCGTATACGCCTCTGTTGAACGATAGCAACTCAATCCTTTGCCGTACTCCGAGTGACTGGAGGGAAGCCCTTGCGTCCATAACAAAAGAGAAAGCGCAGGAGCTGGCCGAGAACCTGTATCACGACGTGCAATTTTTTGACATTGAGAATATCAATAACACCCGACAGGAATGCTTCGTAAAGTAATCGTACCCACCGAACTCGCTGACATCACGCTAAAGGATTACCAGCGTTTTATGGGGGCAAACCCCACGGATGACACCTTTAACCAACTGGCTCTGTCTATCTTCTGCGGAATCGATGCGGAGGAGTACCCGCTATTCCCAAAGGCGCAACTGGAGGAGATTGAAACGCTTGTGCAGTTCACCTTGAACGAGAAGCCAGATCTCAAGCGCATCATCAAAATAGGTGACGTTGAGTACGGCTTTCACCCCAACTTGGAGGACATCACCACGGGCGAGTTTATTGATGCACAGGAATACCTCAAGGACTCCATCAAGAACGCCACCAAATGGCTTGGTGTGCTGTACCGACCAATCACACAGAAGGCCGCAGGACGCTACGAGATCGAGGCGTACAACCCAGCGAAACACGACGGAGCAGCATTCGAGAATGTAACGATGGACATCGTGGAGGGGTGTCGACTTTTTTTTACTCGTTTGCAACTATCATTACAGATAGGTACCCTACTGTCTTCGAGTCCGAACCCAGCGACCAAAGAGCTGCGGACATCAAATCCCAGTTCTCTAAAAAATGGGGATGGTTTGCAGTCATCCATCAACTTGCTGGCGGAAATGTACTCAATAGTGAGGCCGTCACGAATCTCCCGCTGAACCAATGCCTTACTTGGCTTGCTTACGAAGTTGACAAGGCACGAGTCGACCAAGCCCTGATGCGACAGCAAAGCAGGTAGGGGGTTTTATAGTTATGAAATACGGATACTATCAACTCTGCGAGGCGTTGCAATCGGCAGCGACCTCGGCTGATTATATTACGACTACGACTTGGGGAAACATCTTTGACGTTGATATGCGTAAGATGACCCTCTTTCCCCTGTGTCATATCTTGGTGGGGAACGCCACCGTCAACGAACGGACAGTCACCTACGAGGTTGACCTTCTGGTGATGGACGTAGTGGACTACTCTAAGCAAGACCCGAACGTAGACCCGTACTCATTTCAAGGGGTAGCGATTAAGCAGGACATCTACCACCGTGCGCTCTTTTCAGCGCAGCAAATGATTGCATCCCTCCGCAGAGGTGCTTTGTATTCCGATGGCTTTGAGTTGGTGAACGACCCCGTATGCGAGCCGATTGATGAGGACTACGAGAACACCCTTTGCGGGTGGAAGTTCACCCTCCAAATTATGACCCCGAACCCGACAATCATCTGCTGATGGCGTCTGGAAAGCCCGACTTAAAGAAAGCCGAGAATACCAAGTTTGCCCTTGACAAATT